TATGTTTACTTGGTTTTTGACAACAAATCAAGAGGTGGCATAAATACTTTTACATCTTGTGCCATGTCTTCATTTTTAAAACCCCTGCTTTCCCAGTCTTTTCTTTCCTTAAAAAGCTCTCCTGTTTCTTTATGTCTATATGTTGTTTCAACTTTTGTAGGCTCCATAATTTTCATTAGTCTATTTCTCCTTTTTTAATGTTTAGATAACTAATAGCTATATCAAACGAGTCTGTAGTGCTTGCTTGTATTGTAAAGGCTTTGCCGCCTTCTATTATTAATGGTTGTGTTAATAATTCTGTTGTTGTGTCAGCTGTTAATTGTGCAGATTTTATAGCTGTAATACTGTTGTTAGTAACAGTTACAGTAGGTGTTCCTGCAGATGTAACAAGAATAGATTTTATAATATAAGTCTCACTAACTAAAGGATTTCCAGCCCCTAATGGAGACAAAGCACTTCCGCTTGTGCTGTTATCTATGCCTGCAAATTTATATAAATTTGATACTGCCATTATTCTAAAAAGAAACTCTTAGCTTCTATCCCCTGCTTTACTTCTTCTTGAAAAGAAGAATTTAATTTTGTTATTACAGAATCTAAATCTCTAACTAGTGATTGTATATTTTTTTGTTCATACTCTTCTGTAGCTCTAGTTAATGATTGTACAATTTTAGCCATCGTAAAATCCTAAACCATCAGTAGAAGTAAAGGCATCAGTATTTACAATACCATCTGCCATATTTATATTTGGATAGCTTGGTTGAAAAGTTATTGGATCTCTTTGTGGTCTATTAGAACCATCATCGTATTCTAAATAATCATACATACTTCTGTAAGGACCTTCTACTACACCTGGAGTCATTCTATTGTCTAATGGTCTAACAAAATTTTTAGTTATTGGTACCTTGCTTGTTTTATTACTCTCTGGTGTAGTTGTAGTTGATAACATTAATTCATTATCAAGATCATTATAATATTCTGGATTTTCACTAACTAAACCACGCATATCATATGTAGGTTCATCATATTTTTTTCCTAAACCAAATTTTTGTCCAATACCTCTAACCATGTTTCCTAAAATCCCACCACTTGTAAAGAAATTCATCAGACCACCGCCTCTTGTATTTCTCATAGCTCCTCTTGCAAACAAATTATTACGATCTCTTGCATAAGCTCTAGCTCTTGCCATTTCTTCTGGAGACACTGTATCTCTGCTATCAAAAAAACCTGGGTTAACTCTTTGTCCACCACCTGCTGCAATAAATGCGCTTCTATAATCGTCTAAACCCTTATCTCTAACTCCTGGTGGTAAGTTTGAACTTCCAGGACCTTCAGCTCTTGTGTTAGCTGTGGTTCTACCTGCCTCTGCATCACTTGTTGCAGCACCAGACATACCTACATCTCTACCACCTTCAATAGAACCGTAACCATTTAAACTCATGATACCTGATGGTCCTTTGTTAGCACCACCTTTTAATGAACCATGTAAATCTTTTTTAACAAGTAAATCTTTTTCTGCTTTTGTAATATATGCTAATTCTGTTTCAGGATGATCTGGACTAGATTTCCATTTCAAAGGAGCCATAACTTCTTTTTGTTTTCCTAAATAATTTTTTACCCCACCTTGTACGTCGTATTTCATTATCTTCTTCCTCCTGGATGTATATCCAATCTAAATGTTCCTAGTTTCCGATCTTCTCCAACAGCAGTATTGGCTACCTCTAAAGCTATTTGTCTAGCTCTTACACGTACATCTTTTTTAGTCGTAGAAGAGCTACAAGTAAAGCTATTTGTAACCTGTGTGCTATTTGGATAAATTCTTGTTTTAAATTTAACTGCTGTGTTTCCTGTTTGATCAATAAAATCTGGTATAAATCTACTAATTCTCATTATAAATTCTCCGTCTCCTCTAAGGTCAGGCATTCCTACAGTTTGTCCCGTGTTGCTTCTACGTTGGGTAATATCAAAATCACCAGAAACAATGTTAGCAAGTATTGCAGTAACAGATCCACCAGCATCAACTTGATCGGTCCCTGTTTCCTGTTCATAGTATATAGTAATTCCGTCCGTGTTACCAATGACATCATAAGAAACGTTATCGCTATCTGTATAATAGGTTGCGTTAGGTAGATTAAATACTGCAGAATCTTGCCAAGCAGTTCTTGCTAAAGATCCAGTAGTCCATATAGGTTGTTTTGCTGTTGAGTCTAAATAGTTGTATGTGACTTGTCTGTTAACAACAGTTGATGCTGCATTACAATAGAACCAAGTTATCTCTCCAAATAAGTTATTTAAACCTGCATTAATAAGATCTCTTGCTGTTGTATTTAAATCATCAAAAACAAAGTCTTCGACTAAACATGGCATGGATCTTAATTGACCATCATATGTAAAGAAACCATTTTCAGACATCCAATAAGACGAACCATTAACTTCAATAGCAGCATTCTTACCAATCAATCCACAGTTAGTCCCTACTTGTTGAAAAGAAAATGTAAAAGGTGCTCCTACAAATTGCATTAAAAATAATGCTGTATCTGTCCAAACATAGATTGCGTCCCTACCTTTAATAGCTCCCATGATTCTTGACCCGTCGGCAAGTCTTTGTGTACCTGCGGTATTGTTTGCAGTAACAGTATAAGAATCTGTTTGATCAATACTTTCTTGATCTGAAAATCTAATAAACATATCGTCTTGTGTGCTGCTATCACCTACAGTTGTTTCGGTTCCAAAAAATACTAAGTGTCTATCTGGAGTTGATACTATCATGTGTCGTGATTTTGTAGGAGCGTTTGGTATAATAGTCGCTCTGGTATTAGTAGCATTAGTTGGCGCGCCGTCCCATTGAAAAACAGGGCCGTTATAAATTAATGCAATAAGTTTTGTACCGTAGTTATCTAAAACCCATAAACCAGGTGATATAGTAAAATCTGCTGTAGAGGCATCACCCCAAGCAACGTAGTCAGAAATATTTGTAACTGTATCTCCACCACTGTGTGCTGCTTTAGTTGTGCCATTTACTTCTCTAGCTCCTCCGCTTAAAACTCCTGTAGCTGTATTGTTAGCTGTGTAGCTAATATCTTCTGATCCAATTCTTATTTCTCCAGAAGAAGGAAACGCAGTAGAACTAGTTAAGGGTATGTCAGTTACGGCGTCATTAATACCTGAAGCTAGTGTTGTAGTTGCAGCACCGCCAGCTTGACCACCATAGTTTGCAGTTCCCCATCCAAAACCACCTAGTTGTTGAGAAGGACCTACGTTGTAATAACAAAGAACAGAAGCTGATCCACCGTTAGTTACAGGTGTTCCTGTTTCTGCGGTAGCCATAGTTACTGTAAATGTAAGGGCAGTAGGCACGGACGTTACCATAAATTTTAAATCTTCAAACGAAGCGTTAGTAAAAGTAGAACCTGATAGGCCGGTCACACTATCAAACAAAACAATATCATCCTCTAATAATCCATGAGCCCCGGTGCATGTAATAGTAACAGTGGTTGATGAAGCAGTTGTTGTAAAATTAGCTCCTGTTAAAGTTTCCCTAATAGGATGAATGTCATAATATACATCTCCTTGAAGAACATATAAAATTCTATTGGTTCCTATAGCAGCATATTTAACAGAGTCATTGTTCTCCCAATGATGTATTGCTCTTGCAGCACCTGTCAATTTACTTGTGCCTTTTTGACTCCAACCACCTATTTTTTCAGGACTACCGTATCTAAAACGAACATTATCTCCGTCAAACCATTGCCCTTCGGCTCCTGTTTCTGTAACTTGTTTGTTAAATCCCGGTGCAAATCCTAATTTTTGTAGCATAATTCTACTCTACTTTATCAATTATTAAATTCCAAGACAAATTATCTAGCAATTCGTCTACGTTAAAATCCCTTTTATCCATAGATTTAACGTAATCATGAAGCTCTTGAGTATCAAATATAATCCATTGATTAATAGCCTCAAAAACTATCTTATCAGATTTTGATTTAAAATGGCCTACTTTACCATAGTCGTCTTCTTTGAATTTTATCATAGGACTAAGATCAAATTTAAATTTTTGATTAGATTTAGATTTAAGCATACCTTCAATATGCCAATGTTCTTGTTGAACTTGTTTTTTAGTAGCGTGTTCTATATCAATTAATTGATTTTCAAATTTAATCGGTTGTTTCATTGAATCTCAAACCAACCAGTCACGATATATTTACCGTGATCTTTAGAAATTATACCGCGATGTGTATGTGTAAAATCAGACGGCCAAATAACTAAAGTACCTACTTTTGCTTCTAGTTTAAAATTTTGATGCATCCATTCTGTTCCTCCATCAGGAACATCATTTAAATAAGCCATATATGCTAATTGTCTTTTAGCATATTTTGTAGAGGATCTTTCACAATGCCAACTTTTATAACCTCCGCCAGGGGGGTAATATTGAATTAAATTAGTTATTGACGTTCTTAATTCTGAAGAAATATAATATTTTTTCATATATCTTAAAACAGCTTTGGTTAAAATTTTAAAAAAATATTTTATAGTTTCATCATTAGATTGATTATAAAATTCTACATCAATTGAATCTTTAACATCTTTATTAACTTGACTTATACCATTATTGTTAGTTGTCATTCCTGAATGTTTATATTCACTATTTTTATGATGATATTTTATTAACTCAGAACAAATATCTTTATCTATTTCGTAAGTATCAATAAAATTAATCATTAGATATTTTTAAATTAAAAGAGATAGAGTATCTAGAATCTTGTGATTGATTTACTTCCACATAATGTTCTATAAAACTTGGAAAAATTAATAATGTTTTTTCAAGAGGAAAAATTGCATGGCAGTCTGAATTATAAATATTGTTTTTTAATATCATTGAATCATAAAAATTAGACATAGCTAAATGTTTATTAGGATTTTTAAAAACTATTCTTCCTGAATTGTTTGGAACTTTTATGTAATACGAACCTGAAAACTCTGCACCACAGTGGACATGAGATGTATTTGAACTGTATTTGTAGTTTTTATTATGCCAAATATTTGTAATATTACATTGCCAAGGTGGTTTAATATTATAGTTTTGTAAATAATCTAATAAATGTTTTTTTATTTTTTTAATAAAATTTTTATAAACAGGTTTTTCTAATTTAACATTTGGACTTTGAAAACCTAAACTGTTTGATTTACTTTCACTTTTTTCTGTTTGTTCTAAGAAATCTGTTTCTTTTAATAAAGCTTGATTTAATTCATCATCAGCCAAATTATACGCTCCTAATTTAGTAGCAAAAAGATTCATGTAAATTTTGGCCCACTTAACCACATAGAAACTGTTTTTCTTATACCTTGAGTTACGGGTTTTACCCTATGCATAGTAAAAGTTGGAAAAACTAACAAACTTCCTGGTTTATCAATACGGGGTATGTTCATTTCTCCATTTACAAACAAATCAAATTCTCCACCTTTAAAAGGTTCTTCCGATATATTTAATATTGCTGTTAATTTAAAATCAGAAGCTAGATGAACGTTCATGTCTGAATGCCAACTATATTCCCCACTATTTTTTTCGTTGTATAAATTATAATTTACAGCATTTTCTTCTCCATAATTGAACAAAGAAAATCCAAATGCTATTTCATTTGCTCTTAAAGAGTATTGATGCATTTTATTTAATATTGTTTTGCAATTTTTCCATAATATCAAATCTACTTTAGATGTTTTAATTACACCTGGTGCAGGGCCATCATACAAGTTTGATTTATTACTATCTAATACATTATTGATTTCCTTTAATTCTTCTTGATTATAAATATCTTCAAATATGTAATATTGAAATATCATTTTTTACCTCGACAATAAGCAGGTAAACCTAAATGAAGTCTATTATCAAATTTATTTTCTTCTCCTTGTGTATCAACATTATTATAATGTAAAAATACTTGTGCACACATTTCACCTTTAAAAGGTTTTCTCCAATGTTCTAAAATACATCCAGAATAAACTAACATATCTCCTGGTTTTAAATCTACTTTAATACCCGGCTTATCAAGTTCTTCAGAAGGTTCTAAATATATAGGCCATTCATCACCTCCTAAATTTAATGTTGTAGATATTTCACAACTAAACCTATCTTTATGTCTTTTAAGCTCGTCACCTTTTTTGTAAAGCCTTGCATAAGCATAAGTTTCAATTAACTTTAAATTAGTAATTTCTTCCATTTTAGGTTTTACTTTAGTTAATAAAGTTTCCATAACTATATCACCATAAATGGAGTAAGTATTGGGAATCTGTGAGTCTGTCCATTTTCCCCATTCTTCTGCAAATGGTGGTATAAGATTTTTTTTAAATAAAGTATCTGCAGCTTGTCTTTTTAATAAAAAATAGTCAGTAACAAAAGATGATAGTTCTTTTGATATTGCTTCTTTAATTATGATATATTTATTTTCTTTAAAACTCATATATAATTAATATTAATATTTACTCTTAAATTTGTATCTGTTTGTGTTGTACTTCTATGTTCATGATATCCATCAAATAGTAAACAACTATTTTTAATAGATAAAATTTTTTCATGGTCTTTAATTTCAGTATGTCCATTATTTGTATTCACATAATATAATGCAACTTTATGTTCTTCTTTATAATCAGTATGATAATTATGTTTTATTTCTTTATTTTGATTTGTGTAACAGTTAGCTTTGACTCTTAATAACTTTTTAGGATTAATTTTTTCTATTAAAGGTTTTACAATATCTAAAAAATTACTCACAGGCCTATTTCCAAATTCTTCTTGATTCCAAAAAGTATGAAAAAAAGCAAATTCATTATCACCTTTTTGAGCTACATGACTATGATAATACCAGGGAAAAGTCCATCCTAATAATTTTGTTTCAATATTATCAGCAATATCTTTATCTAAAAAATCTTTTTTTACTTTATACATTTTATTTAAATGTAGAACCACAATTCCAAACGACTAAAGAATAACGTGTTCCTTCTACTACAGGTTTAACTCTATGCCATACAAAAGATGGAAAAACAACTAAAGAGCCTTTTTTAAAAATTTCGGTACATAACTTAGTTTTATCTTCTTCTGGTTCTCCATTCCTAAAATCAAATTCTAATTCACCGCCTTCATATTCACTACCGTCATTTAAAGAAACAGTTACAGATAGTTTTCTAATTTTATTTTTTAAATTACCGTCCGTGTAAGGATCTATATGACTATCACAATGCCAACCATAATATTGATTTTCTTTATATATTGTAAATTGACAACTTTCAGACCAATCAAATTCAAAATTCCAACCTGCATTTTGATTAGCTGATCTTACATAAGGAATTATAAGATTATAAATCCATTGATCATTTAACCAAACTATATTTGAATTTCTTTTAGTAGTAATTAAACTTTTTAAATCATCCTCTTTTAATGATTCACCTTTTTTTAATTTATCTTGTTCTGTTCCAGTTAATGCAATACTGTCTTTTTTTTGTAAAGCATGTTTAATAATACCGTCACAAGTATGATCTGGAATTGCTTTTTTAAAATACCAATAATGATTATTTAAATTCATATGCTCTATCTTTATAGATAAGGTATAACAAATCTAAATATAAAAACAATACCTATTAAATATTAACCCAAGCAGAAGTATTTGGATCCCAATAAACTTCTACATCATCTGGACTTGTAGCTTCCCACCTTAATAATTCTTCATTCCAAATAATATCATAATACCTTTTATTTCCATCAGCATCTGTACCATCACTTGTTATAGAAGGGTAAGCAACTGGAGCTTCATATAACCAAGTTGTTGTATTTAAAGTCCAAGAATTGTATGGTTGTGGTTCATGAAAAATATCTTCAGTTGGTCTATAAATCCAATCAGGACCAGGATAATTAAATCTTAATGCTTTAGATTGATCTTCACTTGGAGTCCATGAATTAGGTTCATAATGCACACCGTTCTTAGTATTGTACGAAACTTGAATCCAATTTTGATTTTGATCTTGATAAACATTTCTTTGATGAGCAACACCTGTTGCTTCATCTTCAACACCATTTTTTAAGCAATCCTCATTAGCTACAGGATCTACTCTTAAAACAATATTATTTTCATCTACTAATGCAAAATGTGCCATATTTTAACTCTATTGAAACCTATACTTAATTACTACTATACCACCAGAACCGTTTCCACCAGAACCATTATCGTGACCTCCACCTCCGCCACTAGCTGTTCCAGGAGAAGCTGATTGACCTGAGCCACCGCCTCCAGTTCCACCGTTTCCTCCGCCACCAGATCCACCAGAGCCGCCACCGTTTTGACCACCGCCTCCGCCTCCGCCAGAATAAGTTGTACTATTTATTGGAGCTGATTGACCAGCACCGCCATTTCCACCATGAGATGGACCATAAGAAGGTTGACCAGAGCCAGCTTTTCCACCGCCTCCACCAGAGCCACCGCCACCACCAGCAGGTAATCCAGCACCACCAGGGTTTCCTTGACCAGGTGTACCGCTACCTCCAGCGCCACCGCCTCCGAAGTAATCTCCACCGCCTCCTCCAGAGCCACCGGGTTCTCCAGCGTTTCCGCCTCCGCCACCGCCTCCGCCAGTAGAAGTTACGCCATTGAAAGAAGATGAGCTTCCATTTGCACCGTCAGACCTAGGACCAGTACCTGATCCTCCACCTCCGACTGAAACTGGAAATCCTGTTGCTGAAATTGGTTGGCCTGAAGCTGATCGGAAGCCTCCGCCTCCACCACCACCACCGTGGGATTGTTGAGTTCCTGCTCCACCACCGCCACCAGCAACAATTAAATATTCAACAGTATTGTTTGCTGGAGTATTAGATTCTTGTGTTACAGTAAAAGTTCCTGGACTTGTAAATGTATGAATTTTGAAATCTCCTGAAGTAGCAACAGATCCACCAGTAGCTTCTATAAAAGTAAGATTTTCAGATGATCTAAATTGACCAAGAGAGATTTGCCCTGAACTTGGAATAGGACCGTTAGGTGCAGGTGCTGATGCTGGTACAAAAGACCCACCAGAATAATATTCAGCAATTGAAATTGGATTAGTACCACCAAATTCTGTTTGGACATCTGATAAACTTGTATTGGTGCTAGGAACAGCCATGTTAGCTCTCCTTCTTACTTAAAACTTCAACTTGTGCTGAAAGTTTTTTTACTGCCTCGATAAGTAAACAAGTTAATCTGTCGTATTTGACAGCTTTTATACCATCAGGTCTTTGTGCAACGGCTTCTGGTAAAACTTTTTCTACCTCTTGAGCTATAACGCCTACGTCTTTTTTTCTAACAAAATATCCATCTTCACCACCTCTTTGATCAATGTATTCTTTTTTCCAATCAAACAAAACACCGTTTAATTTTTTTAAAGACTCTATCGGGTCTGGTATATTTGTAATATTTTCTTTAAGTGCAACGTCTGAAGAATAAAAAGCAGTTACATCATTTGTAGCTCTTATTTCTCCTGTAGTGCCTGAAGCTGCAGTTCCAACTCCAAAACTATCAAATTGAACATCGTTACCTGTGTCTAATGCTAAAGAAGCTCTTGCAGTAGCACCAGTTTCTAAAACAAAATTAGAACCATCACCAACAATAAAACCTCCGTTAGTTACAGCTAAACCTGCAACATCTGCTAACTGTGCATCGTATGCTTGTACGTCACTTCCAATAGCTACACCAAGAGAAGTTCTTGCAGTAGCGCCATTTTCAGCAACAAATGTTGAACCGTTACCAACAATTATATTGCCATCAGTAACTGCTAAACCTGCTATTGCAGCAAGTCCCGCGTCGTAAGCTTGGACATCAGTTCCAACAACTAACCCGGATAAATTATCGTTAAGTTGATAAACACCAGTATTTGTTGCAACACCATCAACATAAATAATTTTCCAACCTTTATCAGTTGCTGTATAAGTAACTGTAGCTCCTGAACCTGAGGCTGCTTTTATTTGAACTGTGTGAGCACCTGATGTGCCGTTTTTTATAAAATAAAAATTTTCTGTAAGTAAAGGAACTGTTACAATTTGATTTCCTGTAATTGTTCCTGTTAATTCTAAAACTCTTTGTTGAGCAGTACCTGTTAAAGCACCGTCATCTATATCTAAATTTGTAGTTTGTGCACCACCTGCAATCGATATTGATAAGTGACCACCTGTAAGTTGCTCTATAAGGTTTAAATTTGCGTTTGTTTTTGTTCCCCAAGTACCGGCATTTTCACCGGTTGCCATTAATTCTATACCTAGATCTGTGTATGTTGATGCCATAATTTTTTTCTCCTAAGCTACGTGTGTTACGTCTGTATAAGACGTATTCCCTGTTATGTCAATATCTTTGTATGCCAATGTCCCAAAGCCTGTTGTACCTATTTCTGTAGTTGCTTCAACCCCTGTTAATCCTACAACATCTTCTGGAGTAAGAGATCCGACACTTGCTGTAGATAATACTCCCGTTAAAGGTACACCAATTTCAAGTAATATTGAACCAACTGAAGAATTTAAAATAGCTGGTGTTGTTACACCATCAAACCCTATTCTAATTAATTGTGTTTCGGTTAAGTCTACGCTTCCAACACTTGCTGTCGCTTCAACCCCTGTTAATCCTACAACATCTGCAGGTGAGATAGATCCAACACTTGATGTTGCAGCAGAAGGCGCTGTTACTAAGACACCGATACCGGCCTGTAATCCTCCAATACTTGTTGTTGCAGCAGACGGTGCTGTTATTCCCACAACGTCTGCAGGAGAAATAGCCCCAACACTTGCGGTCGCTGCACTAGGTGCAGTTATTCCTACAACGTCTGCAACGACTAAAGAACCAACACTTGATGTTGCTGAAAGTCCAGCAGGTTGAACTAATTTATTAAATGAATCTCCATAAGGTTCTTCACCCCAACCATTTCTACCCCAACCAACTAATGTACCAGCATTATCAAAATCTCCAAGTTGAGAAGTCATTTGACTTGGAGCTGTTAAAGCTGCAATTGAAAGTTGAGTAGTTGTTATAGATCCTAATGCAGTCGCACCTTGATTAGATGGTGCAGTTAATGGAACATCTTTTAATTCTCTTGCGAGAACACTACCAACACTTGAAGTTAAACCAGATGGTTGTGTTAATGTAAGATCAACAGCATATTCTGCTCCCCAAGCAGAGTTGCCCCATGTTTGTCTTCCCCAACCTTCAAAATTAGCTGCTTTAATAGACCCAACACTTGTTGTTGCTGAACTAGGTGCAGTTAAAGCAACTTCTTTTAATACAGCAACAGTTAGAGAACCTACTGAAGATGTGGTGTTTGATGGTGCAGTTAGTGAGACAGTTATAATTTGAGAAGCTTCAACAGTTCCAACACTTGATGTAGCCGATACTCCAGTTGGAGTAAAATCTATAGGACCTTGATCGCCCCATTCATTAGTGCTCCATGCCCACATTCCCCAAGTATTGTCATCAACGGTGTTTGCTTGACCACCCATTCCTGAGTGATTAGTACAATAATAATAAAGATTTGGTGCGCTTTCAGCTACTACAATTTGAGTATAAGCTCCTGCTTGTCCAGGGGTTCCATTTGCAGTTACACCGGTTGTGTATTGACTTCCTCCACCGGCATCTTCAGAAGTTGCAAATCTTAATGGGTGACTACTGTTTGAACTGTCTGATTGATCAAATTTGTAAGTTCCGTTTTCTGCAATATTTATTGTAGCTTGTTGTACGCCATCAATAAAATATTTATTTCCACCGCCGGTGCTAACAACCGTTACTGTAAATGTTCGGGTGACCGACATAAGGATTTTCTCCTTATGCTATTCTAACTATAGCTGTTGTCGCTGCTTTAGCTGGGAACTGAATTGTAAAAGTTCCGCTTGAAACTGTTTTGTCTCCACCAAAAGCTACTGCACAAACTGCAGGATCACCTGTTGCAGTATCATTATAAATCAAACATCCGTTAGCTGTAAATGAAGCTGACGTAAAACTAACGTCATCAAAATCAACACACGCTGTCGATCCGTCTAACGATGGAGTAATATTTGTTAATGCTTTTCCACCTGCTGTGTATGCAGATCCAGAAGCATTAGTAATTTCATTTGTTGCACTGTAAGCTGTAGTCGATGCACTTAAAGTCGCTGAACTTGTGTAAAGTGCAATTTTAAAACTGTTTCCAGTTGATGCCGTAAAGTTATGTGTTGCAGTTAAAACTTCGTTTTTAAAACTGTTACATATTGCCGATGTTATTGCCATAATTTTTTCTCCTCAATTTAGGGAGACGGGGACTTGACTTGTATTCTGACAGTTCCGTCAGTGTAATCATCTCGTCTTCGTCTTCCAAGCTGCATTCCTGCAAACTGTTGTACTGCATTTTTATATCTATTTTCATAATATGTCAACATATCTGTTGGACCTTTTAAATATCCAAACGCTTCTACTAAACAAGCATATAAAAGACCTTGTGGAAAATAAGTGCTTAAATAAGTCTCTGCCGAGCCGTCTGCTCCTGAACCCAACCCTGTAGGATATTTATTATAATATACTCTAAACATGTAATTTGCATCTGGAGTAGGCGCTAAATACATACCTCCAGAAGTAGTTGTAGTATTGCTTGTTGCTCCACCAAACATGGCATAGTATTTAGGGAGTCCTGTAACATCTTGTGCTGTTCGATCTCCTTCTGTGCCTGTTAATCTGTCGGTGTATTCTGATAAATACGTTTGATCTTTTTTTTCTAACCAAGTTCCTTTTCCTGTAGTAACTGAAGTTGAATCAAAAACTTCAATACCTCTTATAAACAAAGTTCCTGCAGGTGCATTGATAGTGTTGTCATCTGCAACTAAAGTACCTTCTTGAACAAATCCGTCTGCGTCTGTTGGAAGTTCTTGATTAATTCTCATTTCTGCAGACATAATAAAACCATCTAAAACAGTTGTTGTAAAAACAGTATCGTCTACTTCAGTGTAGTCTAAGATTGCTTGTTTTAATGTTGTGTATGTATATTTTGAAATTCCTGACATAACTAACCTCTATCATTTATGGGTCCAATTGTACACTGGAAACCACCTCCTGTTTCTGTACCCGATGCAGTGTTAGTTAACGTAACATTTATACCATCAAATCGTGTGGTTGTAGCTGGTTGACCTGTGCTTGGAACAGATGTTTCATTTAAAGAAACAACTTTATAACAACCAAAAACTTTTGCTGCACTAGAATGAGAACTGGCTGTTGTATTAACAGGACTAACTCCTCTGTAAGGAGCACTTGTACCTCGAGTACATCCTGTTAATTGATGTGTTGATCGTCCTGTGTATTCTATTACTTCGTTTTCAAACAAACCTGAAACTGCGTTTACTTTTTCAATTACAATAAAACCTGAAGTAGGAAACTGTGATCCATCAGTTAAATCAATTGTAGTAGCAGTATCTGTTATTGTTCCATTTAATGTTGTAGACATTTGTAGTGTTGATATTGCAACACCACCCACTGGAGATTTAACATTTCTAAATCTTACAAAATCACTTACTTGTAAATCACCATTTGGAAAATTAATTTTTAATGTAGTATTAGATGCAGTTACAAAAGGATTTTCTGGTAAAAAATCTTCTGTTGGAAATTCTGTTCTAGCA